CAGGATTATGTTCCAGAATAACATTGCATCCATTTCCATTATGCGTTCTCTAGGGTTGTGATACGTGCTTCTAATTCCTGTATGGTTTTTACTAGTAAAGGCACTAGCTTAGATTGGTCAATACTTTGTGCATTTATAAGGTCCTTGCCATTAGCATCAACTTTCTTATCACCCACAGAAACACCATCAGGTAAGTCTTCACCATCTTTCCAAACGTGTATAGCATCTTTTTCACCACTTACTGCTTCTGGTACAATGTCTGATACCTCGTGTGCTAAGAAACCATCTACTGTAGTACCTGCATTTACTATAAAATTAAATCTACAAGGCTTCAGTTGTTTAATTCTTGATGTTGCATCAAACGAATAATTTACATTTTCTTTAAGTCTATAATCAGATGAGGTGTTATATGATGTTGAACCAGCACTAGTTTTAATGCTTCCAACTTCTCCATTTGGATTTACAAAAACTACTGCATCTCTATTTGCTACTTGGTCACAACCAAATATAGCACCATATCGTGTCCCATCATTTAGAGCAATAATCATACCCGGAGCACCTGAATTAAATGGAGTTGTATCAGTAAGATTTATTAGTAATTGAGCATGATTACCAGTTTGTGCAATCCTCATAAGTTCATTACCACCTAAATCATCAAAAGTAGTAACTGCTCCTCCATGTGATATAACAATTCCATCATTGGCATTTGATTTACTGCTATTTGCTAATATTATTCCTGCTTCTCTTAAGTCAGTACCAGTTGTTGATACTCTTAACCTTGTTTGAGCAGAGCCACCATCTACTTCAAGTTTATTTGAGATTGAAGTAGTTCCAATACCAACTCTGCCTGCCGTATCAATACGCATACGTTCCCCATTATCACCATCACCACCAAAAGTATGAAATCTTAAATCACCATTAGCAGCATCGCCACCTCTAAAAGATTCCATGCCAATAAATCGTGAATTTGATGCATCAGTACTAAAACCAACTCTTCCTATGACTGCGTTATTACTTGCTGTGCCATTACCCACAACAATATCGCCATCTTTTAAATGTAATAATTTTTGTGGTGAATTTGTACCAATACCAATTCTGTCATTCCCACCATCAACAAACAACATATTAGCATTGCCATTTGATTCAACACGAAAGTCTCTATCAATGCTGTCTTCATTAAAGACTATTTCAGCAGGTTTAATGTGCATAGTGGTATCAACACTTCCTGCTGTCATAACTTGAAGTATGTATTCTCCATCTTCTGTGCCATCAGAGACATCATTTGCTTTCACATTTACAGTAGCATAATTTACATCTTGGCTATTATCATTACGACCTCTAAAATCTAATTCACATAGTAAATCATCATCAGCAGGACTTGCTGAGTTTCTGTAAAATACTTGATGAGGACCTATACCTGAATCTGCATCTGTGGATACAAGCTCCAGTTGTGCAGTATTATCAGCAGTACTTATAGTTGTACCATCTAATATGGTAGCACCTGCTCCTAATAGTCTTGCTGTATCTGATGCTCTAGTCATATCTTC